CTTTAGACCCACCAAAGTATGAAACTGCATGTCCTTCTTCGATAAGTATTTCAGTTAAACGCTTATCTTCACCGTTATAATCTTCAATTATAAAATCGCCAAGTACTCGTCCAAACTTTCCTTTCATATCCTCACCCTTTTTACTTACTTCAGTTTTAAGGATAACATCTCCGGAAAGAAGTTCTTTTACTCTTGCTTTTGCAGCCTCTCCAAACAAGTCTTCAACTTTATCTGAAGTTCTAGATTCTGGAGTATCAATACCCATGATACGTACTCTTTCGTCTGCGAGGACTACGCCAAATCCTAATTCTATATCGACATCAACAGTGTCTCCGTCAATTACTCTATTAATTGCGCATCTGTATTCGTACATTTATTATTTCCTTATAGTTGTGTAATTATAAAATCTCTAAAAGTAAAACTTACCGTTGCTTGTGGATACGTGACATCGGTTTGAGTTGTATCAAGAGTTATATCAGATAGGTTTGTTGGAAAACAATCCCTAAACTGTATGTTTATGTTTGGGTTTTTGTGGCTATTCATAATTACAAGCGAAATATCTGTAAGAATTCCGTATTCACCATCCTTTATTCTGTCAAATTGTGCAAATTCTTCATTGAACGTCATATCTTTTAACCAATTGTAAACTTCTATGTAATTATTCATAGATTCGTCAACTATAAATGATAAAGGCAATTCACCGTAAGTTAATCGATCTCCAGGAACTGGGACAATTTTAAACGGTGTATTCTGATCTACCTGCGCGATTGATACAGACGGAATTGTTATAGCCTGAGTAAAAAACTCTACTTCTGGTAACCTTTTTACAGTTACCACGAATTCCAATGGCGATAAAAAATTGGTTATCATTCTTTTTCCTATTTACATTTATATAGAAGTGGTATATAATCTATTTATAAGAAATGGAATCAATATAAATAAATCTACAAACCGTGGTGTTTCACTCGAATGGTAAAAAGAAAAAACAAAAATCCTCCTATACTTATCAATCCATGCGTAAATATATGTATTATTGAAAATAATTCGTGTATAGGTTGTAAGAGGACCCAAAGGGAAATTTCTGAATGGTTCTGGATGGAAGACGAAACGAAACAGAAAATAATGATGTCTTTGAAAAAAAGATGGTAATGTTAGCTACGCAGGATCCATGTGATGATTGTACCCATTGGGTAGGAAGAATATAGATATGAAAAAATATATATTTGATGTTGATGGGACTTTAACTCCAAGCCGTGAAAGAATAAACAGACAGTTTGGAATTTGGTTTAGTAAATTTTGCCAAGAAAACGATGTTTATTTAGTTACAGGTAGCGACCGTGCCAAAACGATTGAACAAGTTGGCGCGTTTATTTGTTTTAAATGTAAACGAGTTTATAATTGTTCTGGCAGCGATGTTTACCAAGGTGACAGTAATATAAGAACTTCTGAGTGGAAAATACCCAATGATCTTAAAGCAAATTTAAATCTGTGGCTTAAGAAAAGCAAATTTCCTATACGAGCTGGTAAACATTTAGAAGAAAGACCTGGGTCAGTTAATTTTAGCATTGTAGGTCGAAACGCATCTCGCGAAGAAAGAGCACAATATGTACAATGGGATTTAAAAACAAATGAACGTAAAGCTATAGCACAAAAAATTAATATTCTTTTTCCGAGTATAACTGCGAGTGTTGGTGGAGAAACAGGTCTCGATATTTACCCAAAGGGAAATGACAAATCCCAAATACTCAAAGATTTTTCAAGTAAAGATGTTATATATTTCTTCGGTGATAAAATGGATAAAGATGGAAACGATTATCCGTTAGCTAAAGAATTGAAACACCCTAGCAAATCTTTTTGTGTAGACAATTGGGAACATACATTTAAAATTTTAAAGGAGCTTAAAGATTGAAAACTGGTATTGTAGCATCATCATTTGATTTACTACATTCAGGACATATTATGATGTTAAGAGAAGCAAAGACAAAATGCGATCATTTAATTTGTGCTCTTCAAATAGATCCTAGTGTTGACCGTAATGAAAAAAATTCACCAATACAAACTATCGTTGAAAGATATACACAATTAAGCGCAGTAAAATATGTCGACGAAATTTTAGTATATCAAACAGAAAAAGATCTTGAAGATATATTAGAATTGTATCCAATAGATATTCGTATATTAGGTGAAGAATACAAAGATAAAGATTTTACAGGACGTGAAATTTGTAAACGTTTAGGCATTTACATTTATTTTAACAAACGAAATCATAGCTTTAGCTCCAGCGGTTTAAGAAAAAGAGTTGCGATGAGAGAAACTGTTTGACATTCTAATAGAATCAGTATAGACTGAAATATCTAAATATTAAAAGGTGAAAAATTATGATTCAATTGCAGGGAAAACTTCCACGTAATATTAATGTAGCATGTTCAGGTGGTGTAGACTCCATGGCCGCTGTAGATTTTTTGAGAAGAAATCATAATGTAAATCTTATGTTTTTTGACCACGGCACTGAGACGTCGGCTGATGCTCTAGAATTTTTACGTGAATATATTAATAAAAAGAATAATGTTTTTATTAAAACGCCAACCGCTACATCTATGACATTAAGCATAGGACAAATTTGCAACAAAAGAAAAAATAGAGAGTCGGAAGAAGAATATTGGAGAAACGAACGATATAATTTCTTTTTTCAAGAATCCTCACCAGTTATAACATGCCATCACCTAGATGATTGCGTAGAAACATGGATTTGGTCTAGTTTTCACGGCGAAGGAAAAATCATTCCATATTCAAACAGAAATGTAATTAGACCGTTTCGATTAAATAAAAAGGCAGAACTGGTAAATTGGTGTAGGCGTAATAGTGTACCGTGGATCGAGGATACGTCAAATGAAGATACAACATATATGAGAAACTTTATACGACACGAAATTATGCAAAAGGCACTGATCGTAAATCCCGGGTTACATAAAGTAATTTCTAAAAAAATTAACAAAGATTATAATATTTAACCTTTTAAGATATCTTTATTATTATAAATAAAACTAAACAGAGTCCAAGATGGGTGCAAAAAATGAATAAAAACGAATCAGTTTCAGGTACGTTAAATTATATTGACGATATGACGAATAAAAAAGCACAGCGCAAATCTCCTAATATAGTACCACAAAAAAATTCTGTACAAGTTAAAAAAATACAAGCTCCTAGGAATGAATCGATTTCTGCTGCAGAGCCGCATTTAAAACAATTTGCTGGTATGCTTAGCGAAGAATTGTCGAATGTAAAAAAATTAAGAGCAGAAGAAATAGAAAAAATTCGTCAAGAAGAAATTGCCAAAATACGTTTTGAGCAAGCCGAAAAAATACGTGCGGAAGAAGCCGAAAAGGCCAGACTTGTCCGTGAACGCGAAAGAATACGCGCAGAAGAAGCCGAAAAGGCGTTTATGGCGCAAGAGCGTGAAAAAATTAGATTAGAAGTGCTAGCTGAATTTAATCAAATGGCACAGCCAGTTTATGAGCAGCCTCAGCAGCCAGTTTACGAGAATGTACAATATGAAAATACTCAAGCGGTTAATTTCGAAGATCAACCGCAAATTGAATTAAGCGAATCTGAAACAGAACAATATAACGAATCAAGCCAAATAGATGAATCGCTATTAATGTTTTCTAATAAAAAACTCGCCAAAACTCAAGTTAATGAGCAAACCGATTTCGTAACATTCGAAGATTTGAAAAATCACTATTCAGATTTTATTGGCAAAATTAATACACAACTAAGTACTTTAGGTGGAGGCGGTGAAGTTGTTATGCGCGGCCTTGATGACCTAGATATGTCAACTGTTGAAGATGGCGATTTCATATCATATGACGCAGCTACTGGAAAATTTATTGGTGGTTCAATTACACCAGAGGGTGTAGACGGCGGTGTTCTTGAAGGTGGCGAGTTTTAAACAAACAAAAGTTATTAACTAGTGTGGCCCTTCTAATTAATTTTAGGAGGGCCTTTTATATAAATATACCGTGAACTGAAAAAACCTTTCATGATGAATATACAATGTTATATAAATTATAGGAGGTAAACATGGCTAAAGAGAAAGCTAAAACGCTATCTGCAGATTCAATATATGCTCATTTGGATACAGATGGGGATGGCGTAATTACAGATGAAGAAATGGCTCGTGCGAAAGAAATCGCACAATATGAGCACAAAAAGAAACTTCAAGAAAACGAAGACGCAAAGGAAGATCAAATTCGTGCTATGGCATGGTTTGCACTTTGGGGTATGTTACTCTACCCAGTTCTTATCCTTATTACGAGCGTAATTGGAATTGACGACGCTGCTATGATTATTGGCGATATTGCGCCAACATACTTTGTTGCAATTGCTGGTCTTGTTGCTGCATTTTTTGGGGCTCAAGCGTACTCAAAAGGCAAGTCTTCAAGTTCAGACGACGACTATTAAATAAAAATACATTCTATACTGGTTTTATGTAAATCATTTTTTAGTTGACATTTGCATAGAATCAGTATAGATTTGTATTAATGAAGCTTAAATCATGAGAATACACAAGAGTATTCATATTGGGAGTATATGATGGCAAACGAAGAATTTAAGATACTAACAGCAAGAGATCACGTACGTACCCGCATTGGTATGTACATGGGATCCGCTTCGAAAGAAGAAGTTGAACGGTTCGTACTTGGTGAATGGAAAAAATCTGTTTACGTACCGGCACTATCAAAAATGATTGACGAAATATTGGATAACTCGATTGATGAGGCAATCCGAACAAATTTCAAATATGCAAATAAGATCAATGTTTGGGTGGATGGAAACAAAGTAACAGTTTCAGACAACGGCCGTG